TAGTCACAATTCCACTAGGTTGTATCCAAGTAACACTACTGTCAAATGTCAAATCATCATAATACTCACCGTTTTTAGTTGATATGTATGCCGACAAACTAGTAGTACCGGCATCTACCGGGATAACTAAACTGTTAGATGAGTTCTGACTTCCTAATACATACACATCATCTTCAGACGATGAATCTGTATAACAAATATTATAATCCTGCAACATTGCATTAATCTCTTCAATATGCCATGCATTATTCTTAAATACTTCTGCGTAGTAACTATTTCCGTTAAGTTGATAGAATATAGAATCAGCAACATATAGTTTAAGAATCGAACTACTTGTAATACCATTACACTCTAATGTTCCAGTTCCGCTTGCCATATTTTGTGTACAAGTACCTGTGAAACCTGTCCATTCCCAATGTGTACCACCGGCTTGTGATTCTGATTCAATATTTAACGTAATATTATCACTTCCGGTTGAAACATCTTCGATTGAAATCTGGCAATCCTTTGTCTTGTAAATCGCATAAACGGTTATATCAGATGTTCCTACTGAAATAGTCTTATCACCGGTTGATGCAGTTGAATCTGTATTCCATCCGACAAATCCATATAATAGCGGCTGTTGACTTATTGCAATCTTATCACAAGTCACAGATGAATTTTTCTCAACCTCCATAACATAGTCAGAAGTTGTATTATCAGACCATTTACCGTTATTAGTCGACACTTTAAATGTAACATTAACAGTCTCACTTTCAGATTCATCACCATCATCAATCCATCTAACAACCCATGCCTTTTTCCACTTAGCCCTAACAGTAGTAGTATGTTCAGTTGTGACCTTATTATCTTCTATTGTAACATCATCACAATCAGAAACACATTCCCATCCATCGAATATCCAACTTTGGTCATTTGTAGGTTCACCCATTGGGCAAGATTGAGCAACACCGATTTCAGTATCAGTCAAATCCTGTGTATATGACGTAGTTCCATCTGAGAAATGACCTTGGTTATCCTCATCGGCAAGCCATATGATTGCAGTAGGAGTTAACCATTTAGCAATGAAAATCTTACTTTCATTGTTTGTTATTATGGTTCCGCAAGGAATTGTAGTTTTAGACTCATCTGTGGCATCATACCATCCAAGGAAAGTATATCCTTCTTCTGCCATTTCATCAGTCGGCTCCGGTTCACCAAAGTTATCACATATATCGTAACTTGATACATCATTACGGCTAAGATATATTGTTTTATCCGATGTATCATATTGTTTAGGTGTTGTAGATGTATCACTACTTGCAGGCCAATAACCGCCATCAGGACGATAGACAACAGCATACCATTCATCCATTGATATATCTCCGGTGTTAATGCAACAAATATGTTTAAGACCACTTTTATCAGTAACAGTTATTGTTGTAGCCCTAGTAAGAATACCTTTTGAAAGTGGATTATTCATATATCCCTTTATAAGTTCATACATGGTTTCTGTAATACCAGTGTACAACGCTATTACATTATCACTATCTGATTGGGCATACACATCACCTTCATACTCCACCTTATGTAAATCATCAATTTGACATAATCCATTAAGAGTATAACTGAAGTTATTTAAATAGTATACATCTTTAGCGTTTGAGACATAAAATCCAACAACATATTCTTCAATATCCTTATATGTCACGGTTGGTGTTGGAGTATCGCCACCCTCGTCATCACTTTCTTCTTCAGTATCATTACTCTCATCACCGCCAGATGAAGAATCTTCTGTTTTTGTCTTAACTATACCTACTAATAAACCACCATAAACATCGACATAATCATATACAGGTGATATAACACGACAATTATTTTCAGTTACAGCAACAATATAATATTCTTGTTCTGCTGCGGTTGTTAAATCAAATACTCCGGTTGTTCCATAACCAACAAGTCCCGTTGTTTCGTTACCATAATCATCAATACTGCTTGAAGTAAGTTTAGATGTTTTTTTACTTTCAAACATTGACCTTGTTGTCAAATAGCCAAATATATATTTAGCACCGGTATTAAATGTAACACTATCATCTTTTGCATAATCCAATTTATTATCATCCACATAATTTAATGGATAATCATTAGTTGTATTGAAATCAAATGCAAAGAAAGTAACACCCTCACCAGGACCATTTTCAACCTCTACGTTAAAAATACTATTTTTTCTATCACGGCAATTATTTACAGAGTCACTTGAAAGTTTTATTACCATGCCTCCATATATTTCATCGGTAAGACTACAATTATTATAGTCTGTTAATTCCATATTAACAGTTGCCGGTAATAATGGAACATACTGCGATACTTTACCATCTGTATCAGTATAGTCGTTATTAAATAATTTATTGACCGAATAGTTCTGAAAACTTAAATAATCTTTCAAAACAGGTAATGTGTTAATCAACGTATCATTATATGTTGCGCCAACAACACATCTATCAGTAGGTATGTCATCCTCACCATCTTTAGTGGCTATCAACATATCAAACATTCCAATCTTAGCAGTTTCAAACAACGATATGTCACCGTTTCTTTGAGCATTTCCGTTTAAAATCTTAGAAGCAAACAGGCCATTCATGGTTACAGTTTTGCCATTTTTACTACTTGCAGGTTTGTAATAAGGTATACCAATCATAGTAGCCCAAGCAATATAATTGATATTTAACATCTTATCAATTATATGAAAACCGAAAAATTCTTTATAAACCGGACTATTTGTAACTTTAACTGGTATAGTTTCACCATTAGGCTCTTTACTTGCATTTACAGAAGAAGAATTGATTACAGATACGAAATAAAGGTATTTTTTCTTATCACTTCCGCTATAGTTATTATCAGTTGCATAACAAAGATTTGTATGCCCACTAACAGTATCGGTATTGCCAAATCTTTCACTATCAACCGATGTCAACGTTGGAATCATTATATCTTCTACTCTATCAGTATCGGTTACATAAGTAATACTATTTTTTTCGAGTGTGTTATAATTTGAATCTTCAACAGCAATTTCAGACCTATATGCAATTTTAAACATTACCGGCATATCATCTGTTGTCGCTCTAAACGTTATCGTTTTTGACTCATCCGGACAGTTTAATTGAAAAGTTGCTTTCATATTAGAGATAAATTCTGTCTCAATACTAACAATTTCGGCTAAAGCATTCTTTATAGTTTTCCTTAAATCTTCGTCTATAGTTGAATCATTAACATAATTTTCTATGGTCGTATATAAAGCACTCTTAATATTATTTGTCTCATCATAATAAATGTTATTTGTATCGGATACAGTAATCGTCGATTTTCCTGCTTGTTTCAACGCTTTGTTAATTATTGTAAGTTGTTTTTTGTAAGTTAACAAATTATTCCACTTATAATTTGAAAAATCGGACATATTCAACCACTTATCAGAAAAAGTTCCACCCTTTACAATGGATGAAGTCGAATTGAGTTGCCAACCAGTACCCCAGTCACTAATAACATCATAATCTATGTCATCATTTATATATAATTTGTAAGGTGTTGCATCTTTAATTTTTACCTTCTGTGTAAATACGTTATCCGTCTCACATCCACCACTACAAACTTCTCTTACAGTAATTGTATATGTTTCATCTGCTTTCGGAACACCGAACAAATATGAACCACTATTTCTTTTTAATAATTTAATACCGACTGTATATCTTTTATAATCAGTAATATCCGTACCATCTTTTTTTATAAATAAACCATATTTAACTCCCTCTGATGAAGTAGATGTTATGGAAAGTATGAAATCATCAATGTCATTATCAGTTTGACCATCCTTAATGTTGCTTACTAAAATTGTTCCACCTATTGTACGACTATCATCAGTAAGACCTGTCGTATCAGCACCAATTTGTTCTCTTGTTTTTGTTTGTGTAAGTATATTATCAGCAGTCTTAAAATTAGTATAATCAACATTATATTTTAAATACGATGGATTTAGATTCAAATCACCAGTAATAATTTCGCCATCATTATCGGTAATCGTAATTGTATAAGAACCATTTAAAATCCACGTATCACCCTCATCACTTGTCTTTAACACATAACCATCATCTTCTAACTTTGTCTTGATATCAGATGACACATTTGAACCAACATAGAATTTCTCATCACTTACATCTTTGAAATTATATTCTACATCGGTTTCATTATTATTCTGAAGCAATATATCACATGGGAGAGAAATGTTACTTAAATCAAAAGCAACATATCCATCACCATTGTTGGTACAATTATTACTACACCAACTATTACCTTTACTCTGAATACCAATTGGGCTTATTGCATCTTCAGGATTATAACATTCGGCAAAAAACTGACTATTAAATTTATCAATAGCAGTCTTACCAACTTTCAAGCCGAAATAAAAATAAAATGAATTTTCGTAACGAGGTAACGTATTATCACCAGAATCATAGAAATACGGATTTCTACCCATCCTAAAGTCATAATAACCTTTACTAAATTCTTCGAGATTGTAATTACCTGAATATGTATAACCTCCACACCTTTTTTGGCGATTTGTCATAAGTTCCTTTAATGAATTGTCAAAATTGTTCACATAGATATGTCTGAAATCATATTCTTTCAAGCCATTCTCCGTGTTTAATTTTGTACGTAATTCATTTCCGTTCATGGTAGCAAACATGCTACGTTCATCATCATTATACAACTCATCTCTTGAAATAAATCCATCAGGTACAAGAGTATCGTATGCATTGTCACTACTCTTTAACGCAGTATAATTAGGTATTTGTTTAGTTTCATCCAATGCCACACCAAATTCACATATCCTTGAAAGGTTTATACATGATTTCTGTTGCATTTCAATAGTTGAACAACCGATACTATAGAACAAACCACCATCAGGTTCTCCACACATATCATCATTGCTGTTACCCCAGTCATTACCGGTCATTTCACTTGTACTAATTTGGTCAAAATCATTTGACAATGTACCGTCCTCATTTATATGTTGTTCAATAACATTATCAGTAAACAGCATATTTGACGGTAATTTATAAGTTGTTGACTCCAATGACTTGAAAAATTGTGGAACACCATTAAGGTCACAATCATTAAGACTACCAAGCAAAACAATATCAGATGCAAACAAAAGTTTAACTTCTTTCAATGATGAATCATATTCTATTGGCTTATAATAATATACTGTTTGACCTAACATTGTTTGACGTGTTCTAATCAAACCTGTATTAAGCCCAACTATTGTTTTACGTTCATGACAATTATCACTGCAATCACCATTTTGCATGTAAATCGGTGTTATATTTTCACCATCATAATTTGTATATCTATCACTTGAAACTTGTGTCCTTTTTACAGCACAAGGGTGGAATATCCTCACCAAGCCATTATAAACATGGTCTGCTGAACACCATTCGTCTTTCGCACGTCTCTTGAATAAACCAAAAAGAAAACTTCTCTTAGGTGTAATTTTTCTAAACCAAAGTGGCGAATACAACGTACCATTAATCCAGTCATTTTGAAAATTGAATGACGTTGCATCATTATCTTCAGCCAACTGAGATTCCACACAGTTATATAATTCAGCACTTTTATTAATAGCAGTAGTACGGTCTTCTTCATTAACCTCACCATTAATCATGTGTTTATTGTGGTTTTCCTTGGTTTTATTCCATACACATTTAAGTAAACCAAACGTAAGTCCAAGAAACATACCACATCCCGGATAGAACGTATAAGCGTGTGTCACATCACCACTACAAAATTCTGATGAAATAGCAATACAAGATGGTGTCATCAAATCAAAAATAGCAGCGATTCCCTCAAAAAGTTTAGCAACTGGTCTAAGAGGTCTCCAACCAAGAACTTTAAAATTAAAAAATCCTGCAATACTTCTAAAAAATTCTGCCAACTGGCATGGTATCATACCTAACAATGTAATAATATTGTTAAGGAATCCCACCAATTTAATGAATATTTTAGTAAGTACGCAAATAAACCTATATGTAAATGAAAGTTTTATACTAAGGTTATTATACGGCATTGGGTTATTATCCCCATAATGGTTAATCAACTTAATACCAGTATGTTTTCTGTTTGTAATCTTAGTATTTTTCTGTATTCTTGGAATATAGTTCTTTACAGTATATACTTTATTCCAAAACAAATCACAATAACTTTCCTCTCTTGTATTAGTACCAAACTCATAATCCGGTTCATGTGCTTCATCAGCAGTAAACACCGGAAATCTCTCAGAATCGATTCTTGGATTGTTAGGCACAAGGTATTTACATCTTTTTCTTGCTGTATTATCACTTGGTGCATCATCCAATGAAATACGGAATCTTACCCTCGTTCTTGTAGGAATACCCTTGTCAGGATTATCTGTAGGTACAAGATTACCAAATTCATCAGTCATCACATAGTCAAGATTCATAGGTATCTGATAACACCAAACACCGTCACCGTCAATAACACGATTTCCCTTAATCTGAAATTCCTCAACCTTATTATCAATGGTCTTACGAATCATTTCAATAGAACCCTCACCGGCTACCAAATCGGACATTTTACCGACATTATCAGTACCCGCACAATTCTTTCCAATTGCGTTACTACCAGTATCTGTTATGATGCTACCGATAAAAATACAAGTAGGCTCAAACTTATAGTCAACTTGAATATCACAACGTGTAACTGCAATATTGTCTGGATTATCCGTAGTATCACCCCAAAAAGGATAAACAAAGACACCGACATCTTGTGACTTAATCTGTGCAAGACTATTCAAATTAGTATCAGATTTAAATTTAGTCGGTGACTCAAATTGGTTAACATTATAACCCTTAAAAATCATATCTGTTGGTTTGACTGATAATAAACCTATATCAGATAAATCCACATCCATGTGAAGTGTTTGATTTCCTGTTGGTATGCCGTAAAGCATATAATCACCGGCTGTATTAGTAACAGTAGTATACTTCCAAAATCTATCAAAAATTTCAATTACATCATCATTATCAAGAACAAGGCGTTTATTAGGAAAAGTTCCTACATTCTGGTGACAAGCCTCATCGACATAATCAGATAAAAGGTTATATCTTACTCTATCGTTATTGATGTCATTCACAGAAGAATACGGATATAAATTATGCATTTTAATACCCATAGTATCATCTGTTTCAATGAAGATTGAAATCTTAGCATTTGGAACACCCACACCACCGTTTGCAAGCACTCTACCTACAATAATACCTTTATCAGATTCGTACAAATTATAAGAATTTTGTTGGTCAATTTTAAGAGACAATATTTGAAATTCGTCATAAGTTTGGTCAAGATGAACATTTATTACATTCGGTGCATCTTGTCCTACTTTTGTACGAATACGATATGTTTTATGTGTTTCAGCCATTTAATATTTGTTCTAATAATGTATCTTTATCTGTAAATAAATTCTCTACTTTATGAAAAATAGGAGTATAATATAATAATTTTATATTATTTTCTTCACACAGACGTTTTTTACGTTCATCACGTTCAACTACCATTTCAAATTTTTCTTGTCCACCCCATTTTTCTACGATTCCAAAATGTTGTTCACCTTGGCATTCAATTGCCACATTATAATCAGGAAGATAGAAATCAAGACTTAATTTTCCAAGCCATTCAAATACATCTTTATCACATTGTGGAATGAACTTAATATTATTTTTATTCAGAAATATTTCCATTTCATTTTCAAGACGGCTTTTATTACAATACTTGCAACCATGCCCCTGTAAATGACTATACGGCATTTGTTCAAATTCATAACCACATTTTCGACAAATGATTTTTACTGGTGTAGTCATATTAATATATACAACTTTCGAGTAATCATACTTGTCACCATGTATTTCTTTTGATTTGTTTATAAATTCTTCTTGTGATATTACTTTTATGGTATGCCTAATTTCATTATAACAATGAGGACATCCATGTCCATTTAAATGGTCATGGGGTGTTATTGGGAATTTTCCATGTTTTTTACAAACTACATCAACTTTAGTATCATAATTTTTATAATTAACATAATCATATATAAACCTATTGCCCCATAATTCTTTAAGTTTTTCAACACATTTTTCTGTTGTAAAAGAAAATCTCTTTCTATTACTTTCAGCAACACATTTTCTACATCCATGACCATTTAAATGATGATATGGCATTTGTTCAAACCATCCATGTTCAATACCGTTTTCATCTTTTTCAGTACAGTATATGCGCATTTTGGTCCTCATATTAACAAATGTATTTTCATCATAACGATATTTGTTACCATGTATTTTTCTAGCTTTGGTAACAAATTCTTCAAATGTATATTTTTGTGTTTTTCCACGCATATTTATTTCTTCTTGAAATTCTTTATCTTGAAGTGTGCCTCCTTACCTGTCATAAGACATCCGATAATATACAACAACATAGGCACTATCATAATAATAATTACAACGCCACAGAAAATTCCAAAGCAAATCTGCAATAAAATTTGTAATATTTTCATAAACGGATTAAGTTTCTTCTCATTATTCTGAGAATTTCCTCCATCCGCATACTTCTCCATCTTTTTATATTTGTTCTTACAATTACAAGCCATGCAATATCAAATTTTTATTTATATAAAAATAGCCTTAAATTCATTTTCTATCAATAAAAAAGCCATCCATATTCTTACGAACCAGATGACTTATATGATTAAAAAATAAAATATCTAAAAAACTATCTTTGACGAACATTTACCCTAATGTCTCTGTTAGGATACTTTACCTCTATAAGACTATTTGCATCGGTAAATAATATCTTATCACTTGCTTTCAAATCTATTCTTCTGTCAAAGTTAGTATCACTTTCAGAATATTCATCATAACAACAATCATTAATATCAATTAACTCTTGTGTAGTTTCATCATCAGAATAGCCGTTTTCAGTGCCGACTTTATTATATACCCTTAACTCAATTAAATTCTTAACTCCATCAAGTTTTGAAATTTCCTTCTCAAGGTCTCCAAGAAAATATTCTTCGCCCATAAGATGATTTCTTACATCCATATATTCAGTAACAAGTTCGATAACCCTTTTAACGACCTCGGACTTTTCATAAGCCTTATCGACAAATATATCTATCTCAAACGATACATTAATGATTTTTCCGGAACGTATTTCTACAAAATCATTAATCATTTTATACATAGACAAATACTCTTTTATGTTATTAGCCACATATTCTGATAGTTTACTATCAAGATGTCCTTCAGCATCTAAGCCAAGAGTATAAATAACAACTTTGTTATTTTCTTCAATAACACCACATCTGAAAGGTGTCCCATACTTAGCCGGTAACTCAATTATCCTTGCAACATAGTCATGTAATGTAACACATCTATTTTTTGCGGCTGAATTGTATTTAATTAATTGTCTCAATTCCTCATCAGACGGTTCATCCTTTCCACCATAAGAGGGAGTTGTATTGGTCACACTCAATGATGACTGCACATCACGTTTTTTCCTTGCATCCTCGCCATCAGTCGTACAACCGTCTATAATCATATTCAAATATGTTATGTTTGTAAGTGTATCTTTTGCAATGTTACTCTGTTCACCACCACCAACACGATAAAGAATATACATAGTTGTATTAGGTTCCGGCAATACACCCATATAATCGTTAGCAGCCATCCTTGACATAATATATTTTGTAAATTCCCTTGCATCATCAGGAATCGTACCATATTTGTTCTTAATACCCGCACCAAATATTACTTTCAGCGAATTATTGTCAGTAAACTCAGTAACAAACTTATTCTTAAGTCTCTTCCATTTACCCCTTACAACACGTCTGATTTGAATTGGTTCTTCAAGTTCTACTTTTTCACCACTCTCATCTAACACATATCTCGTTGTTTCAGTATCCCAAATTGGATTATATTTGCCATCACTATCACCCTCTTCTATCTCATAGCCAAACCTGTACTGGTCTGCAAGGTTATCCACCTCGAAATAACGATTAATAGGTTTACCGTCCTTACCGTCAAAAGTTTCCTCATCGACATTATAATCAGATACCATAGGATTAGTTGATAAATCCGTACCTTGTTTTACAATAATACTTTCCACACCAAGTATATCCGTATCTTGTATAAGGACACTCATAAAAGGTTTGATGTCGTTATTAGTAACAACTTTTTTATACACTTTACTCTGTCCTGCAACAGCAATACCTAATTTCTTATACGTATAACTTACAATATTACCATTTGAATCTCTGTTAGGAATAATCTGTCTGTTTGATATACCGTTCCCATCAAATTGTTCCTTGAAATTAACATCATCAACAAGTTCAAATGTTATAAGACCGGTCGAGAATAACGTTCCCCTCTTAACATAAGGTGCATAATTCTCATCAGCCTCTCTTAGATTACCATTTGTCGTTGAAGAATTGGTATTATTTGCCAATGGTAATTCACATGAAAGTTCAATTTCCACAACAGCCGCTTTTTTACCAGGTACTTTCACACCGTTGTTTCTTGCAATATTAAGCAGTGATTTTCTCTGTCCTGCGGCATTTACAGATGTCTCTTGATATGTTCTGTCAATATGATAATTAATTGCATCAGCAACATCAGCAAATATATCAACAAACCAACTTCCCACTGAAGCATCATTGTAATTGTCTGCTATGTCAGGATAATATTTTCTTGAAATATCAAGTATTGCATTTCTGAAATCATCGTAATTTCTTGCGGAATATTGTATTCTACTTTCGGCCATCTATCGTAATTTATAAATTAGTCATTATTTGATATTGTGTTGTTCTACCATTTTCACTTACGCTGTATTTTATACTTGCAACAAGTCCTCTACCCTCATCTATCTCATAAACGTTAATATCATCAAGAGAACAATTGGGTATGTTTCTTTTCACCATATCCTTTATCTCTGATACAACGTCACCATATGTCTGCGAATCGGTTGGGTTGAAAATAAACTGTATAAGTTTTGACCCGAAAAGAGGTTTTCTTATTCTTTGCCCCATTGGAGTAAAGATAAGATGCATGATTTGTGATTTTATTCCCTCTCCTGCCGTTCTGTCCAAATCGACAAATGTCTTTTCATCACTTTTGATATTAAAGGGAAAACGTATTCCGTAATGTTGTGTTCTTGCCATGTATAAAAATAACACCTATATAAGAATAAATATAGGTGTTTTAGATTTGTTTATAAACTATTATTGACTTCTTTTATCTTAAGAAATTTATTATATTTTCTCTCTAATCTTCGCCCATCACTATTACGATAAATAACCTCACAAATTTTAATTATTTCATCTTTATTACACCATCTTACTCTATATATAGACCGATTTTCAATAATATTTTTAGGTTTTATTCCAGTTAATGCAGACACTATTTCATTAAATCTTTTAACGCATTCATAATTTCCAGTAAACTGTAATTCTGCTTCATATTTACCTCTTGTATTATATAAAAGTATACTTCCATCGCCATCTATACAGCCCCTTAACAAAGAAGGGTAAAGATGTTCCGGTATAATTGGAATTGATACGGTAAAAGTCTTATTTTGAATAATGCCATATTGTTTTAAATCGTTTGCAATTTCTTTACAACAAAAATAAAAACGTTTATACTTCTTATTAAAAATTTTTACTTTATCTTCAAGACCTAAATCTTCAGAAAATTTAGTAAGAATATAAGAATCTTGTTCTTGTAAAGATATTGATATAGAATGGTCTTTTTCCGTCACACAACCATCAGTTATAAGCCATCCTATCCAATAAGCCTTCTCTTCTGAATCTATTTTCTTAAAATAATCTTCTTTAAGATTTGGATTTTGTCTTTTTGCTGAACTTACATTATTTATACCAAGTTTTTCAAAAATTAATTTAAGTTTCTCATAATGAATTCCCATAACGTTCATTATCTCATAGAATGATTTGTTCTCCGAATTCATTTTCTTTATTTTTTCAATTTCATCTTTTGTTACACCTTTTGAACCATTCCTAGTAGGAATATTATTTCTTTTTAAAACATTATAAATCGTACCAATAGAACAATTTGCTTTTTCTACTATTTGAGTAGGACTTAATCCGTAATCATATAATTCAATGATTATTTTATGCTTCTCTGTCATTTTAATACATTTTATCATATAAATATTAAAAAATTTATAAACGACTATTAAAAATTATAATTATTTCTAATAAAAAGATGACCATTTTTTAGTCATCTTCATTTTATTTCCAAAATTTGTCTGTTATGTCTTCAAATAATGAAGTATTAAATGTAACTCTATATAGTCGTTGATTTGTTGTTTTTTTACTTAAACCGCCAAGTTCTTCATCATAATGACCAATTTTAATATAATCAAAAAACTCTATATCTATTTCATCAGATAACTCATCCATACCGCTATACCATCCTATTTTTATATCACTATATTCATTATTCATCGACAACATTTCGGCAAGATAACTAATATGTTTAGGGTCTGAATCACCACCCATAAAACAAACACACGTTATACCGTCATTCTTCTTAATTAGTTTTTTAACTTCCTCATACGTCAGTTCAATACCAACATCATCCCAAAGAAATTTAGAATGACAACCCTTACAGTGACACGGACAATTTGTTATATTAATAGCCAATGTTATTTCATCCGGTATTTCTTCAAATACCACCATTGCATTATAATACTTCATTATCTCTTCGTTATATAATCCCAATTAGAATCTTTAATATAAAGCCCACATTCGCATTTATCTTTCATTCTGTAGTCAGTCAAGGACAGTGCAAATCTTTGCCCTCATAGTCCTCAGAATCGTGTGTACAAGGACATATGCCCTCACATTTCTCACACCTCTTAAGAATTGCATTCACAACCTTGTCATTTGGGTTAAGAACCCATCCTTCTTTCCTATATATTTCTATCATATCCACATTTTTTTTATTTTATTATATCTTGGTAAATGTTTATAAGACCTATCTATAACATTTCTAAACGCTGTTTTCGTCTTAAATTTATTACCAAATTTTTTAAAACATTCTTCCAAAGAATGATTAACATAATATTTTCTTATCTCAATAACTTCATCGTCAGTTAATAAAGAATTACCATTAAGTTCTCCTTTTAGTGGTTTATGTTGTGAATGAATTTTTTTATTTTCAAAGGTATACACTTCTGGCATTATGCTACCCCATGTTTTACCTTGAAATATTTTTTCAAATGCTGAAAATGATATTTTATCTGAATAAAGTTTCCAACATTCAGAGCATGTCAATTTGCATTCATTATATAGCATTCTAATGTTTTCAACATCTTCCACAGTTAATTTTGCCCTTGGATTACCATCTAATTGATTTCTTTCTCCACCATAAGTGTTATTATATCCAGTTAACTGGTCAGTTGAATTATATTCAGAGATATATTTACGTTCTAATTCGCCTAATTTTTCTAAATCATTTGTTTCATCTATAATTTCTATTTTAAAATTTTCAACCCCATATTTTCTCATTGAATTATATAAATGTCTATCACATTTTTTAGATGCTTTAATATGATTTTTCCATCTTTTTTCAACTGTTTCTGTGGTTAAACCAATGTAAATTTTTCCATTAATTTTATTTGTTATTTTATAAATGTAGAACATATGGTAAAAATAAATTTGTGGCTCACCTTTTGTGAGCCACTTATTTTAATCAGTATAACTTCTCATACTTTCTTCTATCTGACGAGCTTCATTAAAAGAACTTACCCTTTTCAAGTACCCAATTATCCTAGTTAAATAATCTATATTATGACTACCACATTTAGGACACGTATCAATAGTATCTTTACTTATATGTCCACAATCATTGCAAATGCTGTTTTTACAATTAAAAGTAAAATATGAGCATCTATATTCAGAAGCGACTTTCAAAAGTTGTCTATATTGCGCAAAAGATAAATGTTCATTTATATTAATATGGCAAGCTTGTCCTCCATCTAGCCATTTAACAAAATCGTTACCATGTAACTTCATTTTATCTAAAATGGATAATGATTCATCTTCTGGGTTAAAGAAATAACTGCTATACATAATGTGTTTTGGAGAAACATAGTATCCATCTTTCTTATCCCAATTGTAGTTCTTGTTTGATAGATTCTCACCAGGCACAAATTCACAGTTATACATACAATCCCTTGTTTTATCTTTCTTATTCGAAATGTTAATGGTTTCAAGAACAATATTTACAAACTCCTTATAATCATCATTGAGATTTGGTTCAATAGTTAAAAATTCAGCAGCATCAGTAAGACCATTAACACCAATAGTAAGATACTGTTTACGCATATTAATGAAACCGGCTCTGTAAATATCAAGCATATTTGCATTAAGGAAATCTTTAATAATTTCATTAAATGCTCTCTGGTATTTATGTACCCTTTCGGTCATTTCGGTAATACCGTCTGAAATATATTTGTATAACAATTTCTTGTCCTCAACATCCTTAATATCTATTCTATCACCTTTTGATAAATTAAGACCCTCACATTCCTCAAGATACAATCTTGTCGCATTCTGAATAATACGATTAAGATTAATAGTCATAACAGACTTTGAACCAGTTGCAACAGATGCCGTTCCCATTGAGAATTGATGTGTCGTATGATTATGTTCATCATCCTCACCGTCTTTAAGGGAATTCCTAAGTCTACAACAAGAACTCAACGAATCCGGTGAATCACTTAAATAACAGAAGAATGAATGACCTTCAGCCCACATTTCTGCGGTAAAATCAGCGTATTCTTTATCAACAATATCATGCCCATCAGTAAGCATAGCCATCGTCTCTACTGGAAATGTGAGAATATATTTAGTTCTTTCAACATTAAACCATTTCATAAATTTCTTTTGAAGCCATGAAAGAGTTTCCCATTTTGGTTTACTTCCATCAGGAAACTTAAACTCACCAAATACCCCATCGAAATAATTTTTGTCAAAATAACCCACGTTCCAGAACACGGTTTGATAACCCCTGTTACCGGCCGGCATATTCATAGAATGAACTACTTGTTGAAAACAATTTTCAATAACTTGTTCAAGTGTCCTACCCTTTCTATTAAGTTCTACTTTCTCATTTAAAATTGATAAATAATCATCACCATAATCCTTTCTAATGAAATAATCCATATACATCAAAAACTCAGGTGTAGCGACAGCACCCATAAACTGGGAAGAAACGGAATAAACCAAATTAATAAATTCACCACAATACGATTTTAAATCTGTTGGTGCTGTAGATTGGCCACCGATTTCTCTCAAACCATTAATAAGGAATGGATACATTGTAATTGCAACACAATACGGATAACCAGGCGTACCACTTTCATCATGCTTGTATAACACATGACTTTCAAGGTCTTTTATGTATTGGTCAGCAAGTTTCTTTGAATATAATGCTTTTATTTTATTATGCATTATATATCTGTTCTGCTGAATATTTTTACCTTTATGAAGTTCTTGACCAAGTGTTACTATGTTTTTATTCTCTACATTGGCATTAGAATCATATTTTGAACCAGTTGAAGCATTTGATGCACTGATATAATCCCTAATAAAATCACTGTCTTTCTTCAGTGTTTTATCTTTATCCTGTTTTTCCTCATATTTCTTAATATATTCCCTGGCAACCTTTTTATTGACTGACATTAATGCTTCTTCAACCTGTCTTCTTATCTCACTTGAAGAAACATTGTCATAAATAAAAAGATTGTTTGCCAAAGAATCAATTAAGCCATCCGGACATATCTCATTCACTGCTGTATATGCTTCGCAAATACCATGTTTAACCTTTTCTGAATTATATTCTTCAAAAGAATTATCGCTTTTTCGTACACGCATATCTGTATCTATTTTAATCTTTATTCTGTAACTTTTGTATATTATACATAGTCTCCTAATCTTTAAAAAATCAACCGATTTTCCTCAAAAATCCGTCACCTATCATCTAACTATCTGATAGTCACAGAATAAAATTTTTATAATAAATTTTTCGTTCAAATTATTAACATTCAACTATTTACCCACCATTTATTTCTGCTGATATGTCTGCTTTGTCTGTCTTGCAATCTCATTCAAACGATTAGATTGTCTCTCTTCAAACGGCAAATCAGTTCCATCATCAGTTTCACTCATGTCGAATTTACAGGTACCATTATTCAAGTACACATTCGAGAACTTATTCTTATCAATACGTCCTGCACGGAACTTTCCAAGAAATACGTTGATTTTACCTTGTGTCTTCATTTCATCTGTCTGACCGAAAGTGATGACTACATGGGCAATCTGCGTTTTCTTCACTGAACCACCTGCCTGCATCAACCCGACAATTTCAGCACCAATTGAATCACGTGTACCTTGAACCGGAACCCACATAGCAACATTAAATTCCTTTGCCATAGACTCCAATTTACGCATTGTAATACCCTCTTTAGACCACTCACTGTCACCGATATCAGACTTCTCAAACTTAATACACTCAAAATAGTCTATAATAATAAGGTCTGGTTTAAAACCTCTTGCAATGTATTGTCTGATTTTATTTTTAATTTCAGATGCCCTTATTTCACCCGTACTAAGTCTTTCACCAATAATATT